TCGTAGAAGTAACGGTAGTCAAGTTTGCCGAACGAGCAGCAACAACTTGCAGACCAGCACTTGCCAAGACTTTGACACGACCAGCTGTAGCCGACAAGAACAAAGTGACGTTAGGTGCAACAGTAACGGCTGTTTTCTTGATGACTGCATTACCAGCAATTTGATACCAGCCGTAAAGACCAGCTGTGCAAGCCGACATAGCGACTGCAACTGGCACGTCTTGAACGGCAGTGTTGACAACCAAAGTTGTTTGATAAGTTGTAGCGTTGTAGCGCACAACAGAACCAACAACAGTTGATGCCACACCTAGCAGCAGGATGAACTCACCCTCGCCGTAAGTTGGATCAGAAGCACGAACAATATTGCCCAACATACTAGGTGGCGTAGGAATAACTGTGCCGCCTGCGGTTGTAACACCAGCGTCCGTTTGGTCGATATTTAAAACCCCGACCCGAGGTTCGTCAAAAGTGTAAGCCATGATGGTTTCCTTTAAGCGATCAGAACGCCACAGAACTGTGGGCCTGAAGATGTTAAGTTGCCAGAAAAACCGATGAGCTTGACGATTGCGTCTTGGTTAACTGCTTGACGTTCGCCGCCGATTGGCACGAAATTACGGTCAGCGTGTGGACGGAACATCATGTACTTGGTGTTCAAGAACCACATGTGGTTGGCAGTTGCATCGTTACCGATACCACCGTCAAGAACCACATCTGATGCCATGCCTGCGCCGTAGTATTTCAACGATGCAAAGCCTGCGCCAGCTGACGAATTACCGCCATCTGTGATGCGCTGGATCGACTGCAACGATTGCAAATACAGCTTGTAATAGTTGTTGTCGCAAACGATCAGATCAGGTTTGTCAGTTCCACGAATCAACTGAACAGCTAGAGCATCCATGTATGCTTGGATGTTCGATGCCGAAACAGCAGAGCCGCCATCGGTTACGCCTGAGAACTTAGACGAACGCCAGAACGAGAAAGTCGCACGGTTGATTCCACCATACGTTCCTGTACTTGGTGCGTCTGGCACAGCCAAACCGAGTCCGGTCAGGTTTTTGCCTGAGTTACCAGTACCGTCAAGGTAAATGTCACCGCTGATACGGTTAGCCAATTGTGCTTCAGCAACCATCATACGACCATCTAGCAAGTCAATGATAGCTTCCTTACCGCTGTTCTGAATCATCTCCAAGCCGCTAATCGACACTGCCGATGCGTATTGGGTGATGCTGAACTGAGCAGCAGAAATTGGGCTGTTTTGACTGACGTTCAGAACTTCGTAACCCGAATATGAGTTAGTGTTGTCCGTTGCGCTGTCGTTATACATGATTTCTTGCAAAATCACGTTACCGCCAGAAAACGTCTTTACGTTGCCACGTTCTTTCAAACGGCGCAGTAAAGCGTTGTTGTTTGTTACGTTGTCAGCAAGCTCACCCGTGCGGCTTTGAATGTTAGTCGCAATGATGTCGCTGATCGAGCTATTGGCAAATGCCATAATAATCTCCGATTAGGTTATCAAAAACGCTCATTAAGATTGTCAAATTGCTCTGACAACAATGAACGCCTATCTTGCGCTTTGGTACTCGTTGCCGCCCCTGGTGTGGAGGACTTAACGCTGACCGCTGCCGCCCGAGCCGCTTTCGCTGCTCTGTTCGATTGATCCCGTTTCGCTGCATCTGCCGAACCCTGTAAGGTTTGCTGATGTTTCGTAAACAGGTCGTTATCTAGGCGTATTGCTTTTTGGTAAGCATCATCCAAGTCTTGAGCCACGCCGCTGTTGAGCAACTGGATCATTGTTGGTCGTGCTTCCTCAAAATACTCTGCTTTTGCTTGAAACTGGTCAATTTCTTGCAAAAGCGCTTGATTCTGTGCATTTTCCTGCTGTTGCTTCCAATTTAACACCTCGCCACGAACTTGTGCAAGCTCGTTTTGAATGGCATAAAAGTTGGGATCGGTAGGCTGGACTTGCACATCACCCATGTTGATGCCGTACTGTTGGGCTAATTGTGCAAAATACTGTTGTTTTTGTTGTGGTGATCCATGACGCAAGACATTATCCGCTTCCATTAAGGCTTTGACAGCCTGCGGTGCTTCGATGCCTAACCCACGAATGTTGTTCATGTACGGCTCAATTGCCTGCTGCATTTGGTCAGCATATTGAGCTTTAGAAAGCAAAGGCTGAACCCCTGCTCTCATTTCTTCTTCACGTTTCCAAGCGTATTCTTTGAGCTTTGGGTCTGCCGTTGTCCACGCTTCGTGATAATCCTTTTTCCACGATGCTGGTGGTCTTTCCCAAACTGGCGGCTCTGGGGGCGGCTCAATATTGGGTTCGGATTGAGTCTTGACTAGCTCGACTGGTGTTTCATTCTGAACCTCATCGAACTGCTGTGACAGTAATTCTCGACGATCTGGCTGTTCAGTATTTTCCAATTTATACCCCTTTTAGGTAAATTTACGACGAATTTCGTTCAAAATTTGATTAGCTTGCTTGTGCGTCATGTTTGCCAACTGCTGCCGCATGACCTCTTTGCGTGTGTCGATAGGCGGTGGCGGTCTGCTTTCCATCTTCTCGTTGCCGACCTCAATGCAGCCATGCTGTCTAAGATGGTCACGATGCACCGAACGGCTTGTAATCATAGAACCATCGATCATAGATTGGTAAGGTGCAATGTCAGGCATCACCATTGGGCCGAGGCTGTCGTAATGCTCTTTTGAGCCTTTTTCGACCAGTTCGCCATTAACGTATATGTAAGTTTTTCTCATAACAGTGCTAAAACGTCCTCATCATCCATTTCTATGTATTCGTTATAAATCCTGTTTACTCGATCTAAGTCAGCCAACATTGCATCGTAATTGATTACCGCAGGCGCTTGCGCTGTAGCTTCAACAACAAACGGTTCTGCAATTTCCTCTGCAATTCTTGGCTTACCCTCAACTATTTGCTCGAATAACGCTAAAACCTCATCTCGCCTTGCTTTTGCCTTTGCTGCCTCTGCTCTGCGGTGTTCTTCTTCCTCTTTCTTGCGTTTACCGCCATCGTGCATATCCATCTCGACGATGACAGGCACATAGTCCCATGTCGCATCGTCCCACGTTCCGGTATCCCAATAACCGTTCATGCAATCTCAACTCTAACGGCTCTCCCGTCTGTGCCACGGATGATCTTCTTCGGAGCAGCCATCACACCTACAGCACCGTCAATCCGGTTCATCGTCTGACCGATCATGTCCGCCATGTTGTTGTGCATTTCGTTCATTTTGCCCATTGCAATAGCCAAATTATCGCCAAGTTCTCTTGTGACTTTCTGACTTGCAGCCTCTTGTGCCTCAAGTAATGGAATATCCACGCCAGGGTTAGACGAAATCCTCGCCACCGTTATCTTGGTAGCCTGCTCCAGTTCGACCTTCCAATGCTCTAATCGTTCGGCGTGATCTAGTTCAGCTTGTTTCATTGCCGCCAAATGTTCCTGCCGTTGTGCCTCAAGTGCCGCTTCTGCTTGCAATTTCATCTGTGCCATTTGCATATCAGCTTGCGTTTTAGCTTGAGCCACTTGGATGTCTGCCTGCGCCCGTAACTGGTCAGCCTGCGCCGTGGCTTGCATTTTCATCTGTTCAGATTGCGCTTGAGCTTGCATCTTCATCTGCTCAAACTGCTGCTCTGCCTGCATCTTCATCACCTCTGGGTTTGGTGGTGGTGGTTGCTGCGCCATCATTTGTTGTTTTTCTTGCAACTGTTGCATTGCTTGGTCAATCGTACCTTCAATCGGTGCAGCTTTCTTATATGCGCCCACACCAAACTTGACCAATTCAATGAGCATTGGCACTAACTCTGGCGCTTGCTGACCCATTGGCAACGCTTGCGTCAAGAACCCACCCATTGCTTGCAAGAACTCAACCCGATCACGTTTGTTCTGGTTTTCATCAATCTGTACAAGACTGTCCGAATCGACCTGAATACGGAACGAACGCAAAGGTTTGTCTTGCAGCAACATCAACGCCTGCGGGATTAGCGCCTGATCTGCTGGTTGCATAGCTTGGGCAGCTGCGTACTGTAGGATCGTGCTTGGCTGAAACTTCGTGCAAATTACCTGCGCTTTTAACTGAAACAGTTCACTCGCAAACAAAGCAACGTCCTCTTGCATTGATCGCAAACGCAATCCTGCATACTGACCTTTAATCTGTTGTGCCGTAGCGGTTTCAGACGCTGCGCCTTGACCTCGAATAATGTCGCTTATGCCTGTAATTTCATAAATTTGATTTTTAATTTCATTCATTGCCCGATAACATTGCATGAGCGTTGCCGCCATCACATCAATCGGTAACAGATCAATCGAGCCTTTCAAGCCACCTTTTTCAGAGAACGCCATCCACTTATCCACAGGAATTAAAGTGTTGTTCTCGCCCTCGGTCAAAAGACGCTGCAACGTAGGTTGTGATGCGTCGTAAACACCACGCACACGCAAAGCCTTAACCAAACCGTCAATGCGATCTGTCAGAATGTCTA